GTAGGGCGATAAATAACAAGCACACACAAGGGCGACACTTCTTAACATTCCTGCTAAGTCGCCCAAGTGATAAAAAGATTATAGCAGGAAGTTAATTAAAAGTAAAGAGAGGAGAGATAAAAGGTGTCTAAAATACAGATTACTTTAGCAGCAGCTAGAGTTAATGCAGGATTTACACAGGAAGATGTTGCAGAAAAGTTCAAAGTAACTAAGCAAACTATTATTAATTGGGAGAAAGGCAGAAAAGAATTAAAGCCAGCAGAGTTTAATATGCTTTCAGAAATATATAAAATTCCCAAGGATAATATTTTTTTACCCAAAGATATAACTTAAAGTAATAAAAAGAGGAGAAACAAATGGAAGATAAACAGAAAATATGCGATTTATTAGTACCAGTATTACAGGAAACAAGAGATTTTCAGGAATTGGAAAGTTTGAAATACAACAAAGACAACGAAACAGTTGTGGCGACTTTCTGGTACGGAGCAGTGAAAACTGCAAATGTTCATATGGATTCAGGAACATCAATGATTAGAGATATTATCGAACAGATTCGTTAATTTATCTTATAAAACTGTTGACAAACCTCGTGCTTTACAGCACAAGGGAAACCTCGGAAAAAGTCGTATCATTTTAATATCAAAACGAAAGGAGCAAAGGAATGATACAGACAACCATTAGGATACCAACAGAGCTACACGTAAAGCTTAAGGAATTGGCGAAGAAAAGAGGTTTGACAGTTAATGCGTTAATTATTCAGGCTTTATGGAAATTATAGGAGGTGTGAATATGGGGGAAAGAATGACAGTAAAGGAAGCTGCAGCATTATTAGAATGCTCTCAGGAAACAATAAGGCTGGGATTGATTGCAAATGTGTATAAATTTGGTTATGCGGTTAAGACTTCATCAAAATATACATACGTCATTATGAGGAATAAATTTTATGAAGAAACCGGCATAGAAAGGGGTGATTGAATTGGTGGACATAATCAAAAAAATTAGTAAATAACAGGAGGATAAAAAGAAACAATGGAAACAAACAAAAGACTTGAAGTGAAAGAAGTTAAAAGAAAAGAGCCTGAATATACACCACTACATTCAAGCTCATACAAAAACAAACCACTTAAAGATTACCACATTATCGCTGAAAAGTACAGAGTACTTAACGGATTCAAGAACGTGGTAATAGGAGTAATAACAGGAGCAGTGATGTTAGTCAATGGCTGGATTGAGGTAGACAGCAAGGCAGGGCAGTTACTTGTGGCTCTGGGAATGGTGATACTGGTTACATTGATGATGCACTGCACAGATGAAATTCTTAATGAACAGGTTGATTAGAAATGGTTACAAGAAAGAAATTTGCAAGTAAACCTGAATGGCTTCTTGCAAGAAAGGGAAAGATAGGTGGTTCTGATGCAGCAGCAGTGTTGGGACTTAATCCCTACAAGAACAATGTGGAGTTTTGGAATGAAATGGTTGGAATAACCAAGCCAAGAGACATATCAAATGAACCGTATGTAATATATGGAAGCAGGGCAGAGGAACACATAAGAGCAATATTTGCATTGGACCACCCGGAATACAAGGTTGAATACTTTGGTGATAACATGCTTCTCAATGACAAGTATCCGTTTGCTCACGCATCACTTGATGGAGAACTGACAGAACTTGAAACCGGGAGGAAGGGCATATTTGAATGCAAGACCAGTGAGCTTTTTGGTTCAATGCACAAGGAAAAATGGGATGGTGAACACATCCCGGACAATTATTACATACAGGTGCTTCATTACCTGATGGTGACGGAATATGAGTTTGTCGAACTCAGGGCACAGATAAAGAGTGTGTGGAATAAGAGCATAAGACTAATCACAAAGGATTATCACATTGAAAGGGCAGATGTTGAGGAAGACATTGAAATAATAAAAAGGTCAGAAAGGGAGTTCATGGAGCTTGTGAAAAAAAGAAAAAAGCCGGCTCTCATTCTGCCGGAAATTTAAAACAGGAGGAATACCAAAAAGATGGAATTAAAAATTTACAATCCAACAATGGATAATGCACTAAAGCACATTGATTGGAACTTTGAGGAATTAAAAAAGGAAGTTACTGAAAAGGCAAACGTGTACAAGTCATTGGTGTACACGGATGAAAACATAAAGGAAGCAAAGGCTGACAGGGCAACACTTAATAAGTTCAGCAAGGCATTGAATGACGGAAAGAAAGATGTCAAGAAGATGATGCTTGAACCATACAGTGTGTTTGAAGGCCAGGTAAAGGAACTGATTGCAATTGTAGATGAGGCAAATGCCAACATTGACAGTCAGGTAAAGGCTTATGACCAGAAGAAAAGGGAAGAGAAGCTTATAAAGGTTGAGGAGATATATGACAGGACCTTTGCAAGTGCCGAAGAGTTGAAGGAGATACTCACATTCAAACGTGTTTTCAAGGAAAGTTATCTGAATGTGACAACAACATTAAAGTCAATAACCAATGAAATGGAGCATATGAGAGACAGTGTAATACACGACTTGGAAGTCATTAATGCTGAAACCGGTGAATATCAGTTTGAAATGAAACAGAAATACATTGAAACCCTCAACATTACAGAAGCATTGATGGTTAAACAGACATACGAGGAAAATGCAAGAAGAAAAGCCGAGTATGAGGCAAGAAGAAAGGCAGAACTTGAGGAAAGACAGGCAAGAGAAAAGGCAGAAGCCGAAAAACTTGCAGAGGCAGGAAAGAAGGAACCGGAGCAGAAGCAGGAAAGTGTTTCACAGACTGTTGAGGAAGAGGCACAGGAAGAAAGAACAGAAGAAAATCAGGAAGAGAAGACACACACAATAGTAATCAGGGTGTGTGGAACAGGAAACCAGCTCAATGCATTGGGTGAGTTCCTTACGAAAAACAACATTAAATATGAGCAGATACAGTAGGAGGAAATGAAATGGCAGTATCAAACAGTTTGGCAAAAAGACAAGAAACAAGTTTTACGGCATATTTGAAAAATGATGCGGTAAAGAATCAGATTAATGAGGTTGTTGGTGGAAAGAACGGAAAGAGATTCATCAGTTCAATAGTAAGTGCGGTTGGAAACAATCCAACATTACAGGAATGTCAAAATTCATCAATAGTAAGTGCAGCATTGCTTGGAGAGAGTCTTAATCTATCTCCAAGTCCACAGCTTGGACAGTATTACATGGTTCCGTTCAAGGATAACAAAACAGGAACAAAGGTGGCACAGTTCCAGCTTGGATACAAGGGCTACATTCAGCTGGCAATCAGATCAGGACAGTACAAGAAGTTAAATGTGCTGGCAATTAAGAAAGGTGAGTTAATCAGATTCGATCCACTTAATGAAGACATAGAAGTAAATCTCATTTCAGATGAAAATGAGAGAGAAAAGGCAGAAACAATTGGCTATTATGCAATGTTTGAGTATGTCAATGGATTCAGGAAGGCAATGTACTGGTCAAAGGAAAAGATGAAGGCTCACGCAGTGAAGTATTCACAGGGATATGCATCAGACTTGAAGAAGGGAACGAAGTGGACCTTCTGGAGCAAGGACTTTGACGGAATGGCATACAAGACAATGTTGAGACAAATCATAAGCAAGTGGGGAATAATGAGCATTGACCTACAGACAGCACTTGACAGTGACATGACAGTAATTAATGAGGATGGAACACATACATATGTGGAAACAACACCTGTTGAGCAGTCAGAAGATGAAACTTATGAGGAAGTAGTGGAGCAGACAGCAGAACAGACAGTTGAGGAAACAGAGAGTGTTCCAGAAGAAAAGAAAAACAATGAGGAACCGGCTGAAAACAAGGTTCAGACAGAATCAAAGCCATTCTTCAATTATTAAAAAACAGACAGTCATAAATCAAAATATATATCACAAAATTGTAAGACCTGTCACCTGAATGGTGGCAGGCAGAAAGGAGACGTGACAATGAACATTTCAGATTACATCCCTTTCGGAAAGGACAATGCGATTTCAAGAAAAAAGCTAGAGAAGGTGACAGGATTGTCAGACAGAGACATAAGGGAAGAAATTGCAATGGCCAGAAGAAACACGGTAATACTTAATCTGTCCAACGGACAAGGGGATTTTCAACCAATAGAGGGCGAGGAAGATGAACTTGTCATTAAGTATTACAAACAGGAAAGCAGCAGATTAAAGAGAATAGGTTGGTCGTTGCTGGCAACAAGGAAAAGAGTAAGGGAGATACAGAATGGCAGTTAATGCAAGGCAGAAGGGGGCAAGGTTTGAAAGACAACTTGCCGGGCATCTAAGGGAATACGGATACAGAACCAGAAGAGGCCAGCAGTATTGTGGGGCAAATGGTGATGCAGACGTTGTGGGACTTCCGGGAATACATATAGAAGCAAAACATCAGGAAAAAATGCACTTGTATGACTGGATGGAGCAGGCAAGAAGAGATTCAAGGCAGGATGAACTTCCGGCAGTGTTTCACAAGAAAAACAATGCAGACATCCTGGTGACAATGACACTTGATGATTGGATGCAGATATATAGGGAATATGAAGCAGGAAACTACATTAAGATGGGAGAAACAAATGGGAAGACCTATAAAGGCAGGACTTAGTTATTTCCCGAAAGATGTTGATTATTATGAGGACTTTAAAATAATGGATCTGATGAATGAATATGGTCCATTGGGTCAAACCATTTACGACATAGTCATTTCGATGGTTTACCGAGAGGGTTACTTTCTTGAGTTTAAAAACTTTGAACAGCTCAAGAAGAACCTTCCGGTTAAAATCATCAAGACAATCGGTAACAGATGGGTTAACAAAAAAGACTTTGTGTTACAAGTTATTCTCTCTTGTGCGGACATAGGTCTGTTTGATCATGACCTCCTGATGCAAGGAGTTATAACCTCTGTTGGAATTCAGCGACGCTACGATACAGTGACTGTTAGGAACAAAGTCCAGAAAACAAGGTACAGGTTGATTGATGAAAAAGGTCAACCCTTATTAAATGAACCATTAAAACCGATAAATGTAACAGAAACAAGTGTAAATGTAACAGAAACCAACATAAATGATGCGGAAATACAACAAAAGAAAATAAAAGAAAACAAAAGTAAAGAAAATATAAAGTATTTTTCCAACGAAAACCTTAATGACGTGTTTAGGCAATTTCTGGAACTTAGGGAACAAAAGGGAAGACAGATTGTTGGCTATCAGATACAGACATTGATTGAGAGACTTGAACAGGTGGCAGACACGGACGAGGAGAAAATACAGGCAGTCAAGAATGCCATAGCAGGTGATTGGAGTAATTTTTATCCTGTAAAGAAAGAGCAACAAAACAAGAAGACATTTAATGACCAAAGGCAATATGACTATCAGGCATTGGAAAGACGACTTATTGAAAACAGAGACAAGAGGAGGAAACAACAAAATGAAAGTTAAGGACATAGAAGTTCGCTTAGAGGAATTGGACAGAATGGAATCGCAGATTTTATTTTCAGTTTCAATCTTATCAGCAGATGATCACGTAAGATTGGCAAGAATCAAGGAAGAGAGAGCAGAGCTTAAGGCGAAGCTGGAGGAATTGAATGAGAAAAAAGACAAGTAAGGAATTTGGCTGCATTTTAACACACGAACAGGAAGAGTTCATAAATGACGGAAGACCAAGAGGCAATGCACTAAAGATTTTTAGGGCAAAAGCTTATGGCAATGGAGGAAATAAGGATGGCAAGAATGTCAAAAGAGGAACAGGCAAGACGTGAGGGTATGGCATATGCCCTGAGGTTTGCAAGAGAAAAGGGATTGGATGCCTTGGAAGCAGACCTGAAAATGAGAAATGCCATTGACCTACCTTTAAGGGTATCAAAGGCAGACTTAGACAAATTCAGTGACAATGTTAAGTACAATACAGTACTGTATGTAAAAATCCTAATGGCTGTAACAATGCATGATGAATTTGGTTTTGGTAACAAAAGAATAAAGCAGATGTTTGAGAGATTCGACAACAAGGCTGAATGCATTGCAGAGGATTACAGCACATGGGAAGAGCAGATAAGCATAATTGCAGAAGAATGTGGAATAGACATGGACAGCGAAAGAAGAGACTTAAGAACAGTGATTAAATAAATTAATTTAAAGGCAAAGGAGTAAATAACCAATGAAGAATACACTATCAGATTTGAACAACTATTTGTTTGAAGCAATTGAAAGAATAAATGATGATGAGCTGTCAATGGAAGAACTTGATAAGGAAATCAAGAGAAGTGAATCGGTCAACAAGATTGCCAAGACAATCATTGATAATGGAAACCTGGCATTGCAGGCGAAAAAGCACTTTGATGAATACGGAAGCGGTGAGGATGTTGAAATCCCATTGCTTGGAATAACAAACAAATGAATGGAGAGCTGTAAGTAATGCATGGAATGAAATACACGGATGAAATGAAGCAATTCATTCTGGATAATTACAAGGGAAGATATAACCAGGAGCTTGCGGATTTGTTTAATCAGAAATTCAATACCAACGTAACAAGTAGAACGATTAAATCCTACAAGGCAAACAATAAATTAAATTCAGGATTAAGTGGTAAGTTCAGAAAGGGGCAGACACCACACAACAAGGGCAAGAAAATGCCAAAGGAAGTCTATGAAAAAGTAAAACACACAATGTTTGCAAATGGCAACGTTCCACCAAACCACAGACCTGTTGGAAGTGAAAGAATTTCAAAAGACGGATACATAGAGGTTAAGGTTGCAGAGCCTAACAAGTGGAGATTAAAGCAGAGAGTTGTGTATGAAGAAGCTAAGGGAAAAATCCCCGAAGGCTGCACAATAATATTCCTTGATGGAAATAAGAGAAATTTCGACATCGACAATTTAAGGTGCATAACCCGGTCGGAACTACTATATCTCAACTGCAACGGGTTGAACAATTCAAATGAGATTACGGAAACTGGGATTCTAATGGCAAGGTTAGACAGAGCCAAGAACAAAAAGAAACAGGAACTAAAGGACAAAAATGTTAAGAAATGTTAAGGAGTGAGAGAATGTTAAATATCGAAAAGTATAAAGAAGAATTGGAGAATATTGGAGTGCTTAACCCTACTGAACTGGCAGTTATAGATGGAAAGCCATGTATGTGTCAGGAAGCTGAGTGTAATATGTGCGAGTTGCGTAGCGCAGAAATCGGTTGCTTTTATAGAACAGATAATTGGCTATTCTCCGAATACGAAGAACCAAAAGTTGATTGGTCGAAAGTCAAGGTTGATACACCTATATTGGTTAAAGACATCTTAAAATCAGAATGGATTAAAAGGTATTTTGCTAAATATGAAAATGGAAGGGTGTATGTTTGGAAAGAGGGAAAAACATCTTGGAGTGCTGTAAACGAACATGACGTAAATTCTTGGAATTATGCAAAGTTAGCAGAAAGTGAGGAATAAATATGGATGATTTATTATCAATTTTAATTGATGCTTTTAAGAGAGAGTATGGCGAAGATGAAAAAATCAATGATGGTGACATAGTAGTTTTCGAACTAAATGACTGCACAGTTATATTGTCACTTGAAGATGCAAAATTAAAGACGGAAATTATAGGCGATAAACCTATAAAAGTAAATTATACAACAGGTTATTTCGAATAATTCAAATAAAAAAGGAGCAGGAAGATGGAAGATAGATTAAAAGAATTAAAACGTGAATTATGGAGTAATGTTGAAACAGCATTTAATGATGAATATGTAGATTATTATGTAGCAGAAGAATTTTGTGAAAAGGCATATAAAAAAGCAATTGATGATATGTTTGCTAAAATTAAAAAGAATAAGACTATTTTATTAAATGATAATGGGCAGACAAATTATCATGAATATGCAATATCTATTACAAAAATTGAAGAAATCGTAAAGGAACTAAAAGGAGAATATTATGACATATAGAGAACAGCTAGTAATTTTGTTACAGAGATGTGGATTAAGAGGGTTAGAAACTCGCGGAAAGTTAGCTGATTTAGTATCAAACAGTTCTATCAAACCTAAGGACTGTATTGTTTTACATGCACCTGAAGATGCAGAATGGGATGATGAAATGGCCAAGCAAACTACCGAGATTTAAAGATAATCAGAAAGGAAATAATACAATTATGAAGTTAGCAAGTTTAGAAAAAATTAAAAATTATATTCAGACACAAATTAATCCTTATGGCGAACCTTTTAAAGGAACGATAACATATGTTGCATACATATGCATTTGAAAAGGAGCAGGAAGATGAATAGGAAAGCGACAACAATGTTCCTAACTGATTTATTAGAAGAGAGTTTGCAGGACAGAAAATATTATGCCAAAGAGGTTACGCTAGATTATGGAACAGCTCATCCGAAAAGAGTTGATTTAATACAATTTATTCCAGCAGGTGTTACTTGTGTGAGTGATATTGAGAAAGGAGAATTTATTTGTTATGAAATTAAATCGTGTGTGAATGATGTATATAGCGGTAATGGATTAAGATTTTATGGAGAACAAAACTATATAGTCACAACAATGGAAACGTACAAGGAATTAATGGACGATTTAAGAGAGGATAAGTTTTGGAAGTATCTTAAAGAAAATTATCCAGAAAGTAACAATAACGTGGGGATTATGGTGCCAATACCTACTCATATTAACTTAAAAGATGCGCGAGAAATATATGAAGAATTTAAAAATCCAACACCTCTGGAAGCAGATACGAGTTGGAAATTATATAAAATAATACCAAGCAGACAGTCATCAAGAAAACGTTCAATGAACGAATTGTTATTCTGTATGTTGCGTTCTAAACATAGAAATTAGCAAAGAAGGAGAGTGAACAGGATGCGATTAATAGATGCAGATAAATTAATTTTACATTTAAATGATTTTATGTTACAGCAAAGCCCTATTGATGTGCAAGATATTGAAAGCATAAAAGTAAGTGCAGTAATTAAAGATTGCATAAAAGCAGTAGATGAACAGCCAACAGCCTATGACGTGGATAAGGTGGTGGAAGAGTTGGATGCATACATTACCAAACTTGTTGGTAAAAATTCAGCATTATATCAGACTATTATAGGTATAGTAAAGGCAGGTGGAATAGATGCTTGATAGTACAACAGTAAATAGATTTAACTATAACATTAATGCAGTAAGCGGGACTTTGAGAAAGTCACATCCTAAAAGCAAGATAACCATAAGAGGGTTGTTAGACAAGCCATATATTTTTAATGATGAAAAACCTAGATTATTCCAATATGATAATACAGAAATCGTAGTTCTTCAAGTGATGCTTATTGGAGATAACAAGGCAATTGTAGAATATGTTAACAAAAATGATTTTGAAAAGGAGAACGAATAGAATGACAAGTTACGAATTTGAGAAGGCTGCAAAGAATGCGGTGATTAAAGTATTAAACGAAAATATTAACATTAGCGAATTAGACCTAGTGTGGTTTGCACACGAATTAGGTTATAAGAAGTGTACTATTTGGGGACAGCCAATGGGTGACAGATACGCAGAAGTTACATACAACAGAGCAAAGGATGAAATATATGTTGATATTTATAAAAAGATTAGCAATACAAAAATTCCAAGAGAAGAATTTGATATGGAAGCGTGGTGATTAGGATGCGATTAATAGATGCAGATAAAACAATAGAAGAATACACGCAAATATTTGTTGAAAAATTTGGAATTGAAGGCGGTGAAATGTTTAAAGGAGTAATCAAACAGATGCCAACAGCCTACGATATAGATGAAGTGATAGCGCTGTTTGATGAAAAGCTAGAAGAATTAGACAGGCAGGAAGAAAGATATTACGCAAAGGGAAATCCCAAAAATGCCGCCGAATTTTCGAAAAAAATATCAACGGTGTTTGACGATAAAATGATAGTAAAACGAGGCATCAACAGAAATTAAAGACTATGTTGCATTTAGAAACGAATTGAAAATAAAAGGCAGGTGATTAGATGGCATGCATATTCGGAATTGAAGCACCCTGCGACGAGTGTAGAATGTGCGAGAACGTACAAGCTGGAAACAGCGAAGAAGAATAAAAGTAGTAGAGAGTACATTGACAATTGAATATTGGTAGGTGGAATGATATAATTTATGAAAAAATTTAAATGTGAGGTGATATAGGTGTATACACATAAAAAAGCTATGATAACAAGCTTGATATTAATGTTAGTGTGTGGAATATTTGCATTAGCGTTAGAATTTAGCTGTGAAGAAGTATATATTAAACATAAAGATTTCATAGTTAATTTAATGTTAGGAATTTTTGCAAGTAGTTTAGTGACATTAGTAGTATCTTATTTGTCATATAAAGAAATATGGAGTGAAAGCTTGGCTGACTATATTCTTATTGCAGATGAGTTGTTTTACAAAAACGCATTTTTTCATAGATATCTTATAGGCATTATGAAGAAAGGAAATATTTCACTAGAAGAATGTGTAAGTGATGAATTATTAGACAAAATACAGAAAATTCAATTGGAATTAAGAAGGCTAGATACAACAATAAGAAAAATTTCAATTATAAAAATACCATTTTTTAAGGGAAAAAGACGAAAAATATTTGATGAAATTATGGAACATTATAGTATTGCATCAGAATATAGTAGCGTACTTTCGCAAGTTGAAAAATATATTTTGTATGTAAGAGCCAATGAAGAAGGAGGCTGGCTTAAGATTGTTAATGAGTTTTATCTCCAATTTCAAAGAATGATAAATTATTTAGATGAAGGAGATAACACATTGTACTCAGCACATGGTGATTTGCGACAAGAATATTTTTCTTATTATAAAATTGAAGAATAAGAAAACAGACCAACTACCAATATTCGGTGGTTGGTTTTTTTATGCAGAAAAATAGAGAAAGGATTGAGAGTTTGGAAGAAATGACAGCAAAGGAATACTTGAATCAGGTTAGAAATCTTGAATCTAAGATGAAAATTCTAAAAGAAGAGATAGATACCCTAAGGGAAATGGTGGTGAGTACTGGAGCAATCCAACAGGGCGAGAGGGTACTGTCTTCAGGAACACAGGATAAGATGGCAGAAACAATCTGCAAGATTAATGAAAAGGAATGTGAGTGGAATGATTTGATGCGTGAATTTGCTTTAGCCAGAGCAAACGTAATAATCAACATACAGAAGTTAAACAATCCTGAATATGAGCAGATTTTGTACAAGAGATACTGCCAGAGCAAGAAATGGGAAGAGATAGCACTGGAGATGAATTATACATACCAGTGGGTATGCAAATTACACGGCAGAGCTCTATTAGAACTTGATAAAGTATTAAACAATTGATAGAAGTTTATATTAATCAGTGATAAAATGATAGAGTAAAAAGTAAAACAGAAAAGGAAATTTTTTGTTATCTTTTGTTCATCTGAATGAAACCCTCTAAAAGTATTTATGGTAAAACGTCTTAAGGCAGTCGAAAGGCTGTCTTTTTTCGTGGGGAAATAGGAGAAAAATGCAGGATAAAAAAGTAAATATATTAGGATCAGAATACACAATTAAATACGATGTTCCAGATGAGCAAATGCCTGAAGGTTCAGACGGCATTATGGATTATTCAATAAAAACAATTAAAATTGCAGAATTGGTACAAGAGAAAGATTCAGTAAGAGATTTGCAGTTATACATGAAACAGGTAGTTAGACACAAAATAATACATGCGTTTTTATATGAATCAGGATTATGGAGTAACAGTAATTCGTCAGATTGTTGGGCACTGAACGAAGAAATGGTGGATTGGTTTGCTATTCAATTTCCTAAAATATTTGATGCTTTTAAAGAAGCAGAGTGCTTATAAAATAAATTCGGTAAGAAAGGAGCGGTTGCAGTGACTGACAGACAAGTTATATTTGCAAATGAATATTTAATTGATCTGAATGGAACAAGGGCGTATAAGGAAGCATATCCACACGTCAAAAATGATAATACAGCAGCAGCGGCAGCCGCTCGTCTTATGAATGTTCCGGAGATTAAGGAATACATAGATGAAAGAATTAAGGACAGGTTGGAAAGAATTGAGGTTACGCAAGATGATGTGATTCAGGAGCTTGCAGCAGTTGCCTTTGCCAATGGTTCTGAATATGCCAAGGTTGTGACTAAGCCGGTGATGATGAAGACACCGGATGGTGATTATGTTCCGGCATTGGATAGTGAAGGAAATCAAATGTATTATCAGGCAGTTGAGATTACTGAAACTGATGAGCTTTCAAGAAGACAGATTAAGGCTATTTCAGGTATTAAGCAGGGTAAGAATGGAATAGAGCTGACTACCTATGACAAGGTAAAGGCTTTGGAACTGTTGGGAAGACATTTAGGAATGTTTAAGGATAAGGTTGAGGTGTCAGGAAATGTTAATAATCCTTTTGAGGGATTAAGTACTGAACAACTGCTTAGATTGGCAGGTGAGGACCTTGAATCTGAATAAGAATTTAGTAAAGCTTTATGCAAGGGTAGAGCTGGCAAGAAGAAATTTTTGGCAGTACTGCAAATTAAAGGCTCCTGACTTCTACAAGGAAGACAGGGGTTTTTTACGTGATTTCTGTAATGAGTTGCAGCAGTTTATAAAATCAGATTATGAAGTAATGGTTGTTAATATGCCACCAAGACATGGAAAGTCTAGAACTGTTGGCAATTTTGTTGAATGGGTTCTTGGAAATGACCAAACACAGAAGATTATGACAGGCTCATACAATGAAACATTGTCTACAACGTTTTCAAAGGGCGTGAGAAACACGATTCTTGAAACAAAGGCAGATGAAAACAAGGCTGTTTATTCAGATGTGTTCCCGGGGGTAACCATTAAACGTGGTGATGGTGCAATGAATATGTGGTCACTTGAAAATGGCTATAACAATTATTTGGCAACATCCCCAACAGGAACGGCAACAGGTTTTGGTGCAACGTTAATGATTATTGATGACTTGATTAAGTCAGCACTGGAAGCTAATAATGCAAATATTCTGGATAATCATTGGACCTGGTTTACGGACACAATGATGTCAAGACTTGAAGAGGGTGGCAAGATTATCATTGTCATGACAAGATGGCATAGTTTGGATTTGGCTGGCAGGGCATTGGAACACTTTAAGAGCATAGGCGTAAAGGTAAGGCATATATGCTATAAGGCTGTTAAGAAAGATGGAACAATGCTTTGTCCTGAAATTTTGTCAAAAAGATCATACGAAAATAAAAAGATGTCAATGGGAATAGATATTGCAGAAGCGAACTATCAGCAGAATCCTATTGACATAAAGGGCAGAATGTACACTTCATTTAAGACGTACAAAAAAATGCCACAATTTAAGCAGATTAGAAATTATACAGATACCGCAGATGAAGGTAAGGATTACTTATGCAGTATTAACTACGGAGTAACATTTGACAATGAAGCGTACGTACTTGATGTTATATATACGCAGGAACCAATGGAAGTTACAGAGCCGTTAACAGCTAAGCTGTTATTTGATGGAAATGTAAATATTGCAAGAATCGAATCAAATAATGGTGGTAGAGGATTTGCCAGAAGTGTTAAGAGAATACTTCAGGATGAATTAAAAAGTAACAAGACAGTTATTAAGTGGTTTACACAGCATAACAACAAGAATGCAAGAATTTTTTCAAATTCAGCGTGGGTAATGCAACACATATATTTTCCTGAAGACTGGAAGAACAGATGGCCTGATTATTATAAGGCAATGTCAAGGTATCAGAGAGAAGGAAAAAATGATCATGACGATGCACAGGATGCAACAACAGGAATTGCAGAGGATTGTGCTAAGAAGTCTGACGGATTATCAGTATTAAAGTAAAGAGGTGAAACAAGTGGATTTAGTTAGAATGAAGGAATTATTAAGTCAGTATATGCCGGGGCATGCAATATATATGGTTAAATGTGATATTGCTGACAGATATTACAGAAATCAGAGTGACGTGCTATATGGTCCTAAAAAGGAAGATGAAGAAGGTCATCCGTTGAGAAATGCAGACAACAGAATACCCCGCAACTTTCACGGATTGATAGTTAACCAGAAAGCAGCTTATGCATTCACTACACCGCCTACGTTTGATGTTGGTAATTCAAAGGCTAATGCAGAAATATTAAAGTCCTTAGGAGATGAATATAGAAAAGAATGCATGGAGCTTTGTGTTAATGCAGCCAATGCAGGTGTTGCATGGATTCATTATTGGACAAATGAGCTAAATGAATTTGAGTGGGCAGTTATTGATAGCAAACAGATTGTTCCGATATGGAATAAGTCAGCAAAACAGAAGCTGATAGGAGCATTAAGAGTATATACACAGATAGATGAAGCAGATGGTAAAAACTACACAATATATGAATATTGGAACAAAGAGGAATGTCAGGTATACAGAAGACTTCAATCAGATTTAAATTATGACAACTTAACAGATTATGCAATATTTGAGAATCCGACAACAGGAGAACTCGTAAGTGAGTATAGTCACGGAATGGAGGAAATACCTTTCATTCCGTTTTTTAATAACAACATTAAGTCTTCTGACCTTGATAACATTAAGCCTTTGATTGATGTGTATGACAAGGTGTTTAGTGGCTTTATTAATGACCTTGAAGATGTTCAGGAGCTTATATTTGTTCTTTCCGGATATGGTGGAACAGATTTAAATGGATTCCTGCAGGATTTGAAGAAATACAAGGTTATAAAAATGGATTCAGATGAAGGTGCAGGTGTAAGTACTCTTAACATTGAGATTCCTATTGAAGCAAGAAATAGTGTTCTTGATGCCACAAGAAAGGCTATTTTCGAACAGGGGCAGGGATTTGATCCAAGACCTGAGAATTTTGGAAATCAGTCAGGAGAGGCTCTTAAGTTTATGTATTCATTATTGGAGATGAAAACAGGTTTAATGGAAACAGAGTTTCAGTTAGGTTTTGCCAAACTGGTAAGAGCAATCTGCAACTTTAAGAACATTAAGTGTGACAACATTGTTCAGACATGGACAAGAACCTGTATTAAGAATGAGCAGGAGCAGGCGGCAATATGTAAGGACAGTGTTGGAATCATTAGCCAGAAAACTATACTTAAGAATCATCCGTTTGTTGAGGACGTTGAAGCAGAACTTAAACAGCTAAAGAAGGAAAATGAAGAAAAAATACAGAACGCTGACATATATCAGCAGATGTTTACAAAAAAGTCAAATGAAGATGATGACAATGTTGATGATTCGGCTAAAGATGATGATAACTCAGTAGGTGGAGCAAATGAAGAATAGTGAATACTGGAAGAACAGGTTCGTTGAAATGGAGGAAGCAACACATCAGACTTCCTTAAAGAAGACAATGGATATTCAGGAGCAGTTTGATAAGTCTCAGAAGATAATCGAAGAAAAGATAAATGCCTGGTATCAGAGGTATGCGAATAACAATAACATATCTCTGTTGGAAGCAAGAAAGTCCCTTAATGACAAGGAATTAAAGGAACTTAAGTGGGATGTAGAGGAATACATAAAAAAGGGCAGGGAAAACGCTTTTTCAGGTGAATGGGTAAAGAAACTTGAAAATGCATCTGCCAAGGCTCACATAAGCAGGCTTGAAGCGTTGGAGTTACAGTGTAGACAGCAGGCAGAAACAGCTTTTGGAAACCTGAATGATGAAGTAAGTAAGCACATAAAGGATGTTTACAAGAATAGTTATTACAGAACAGCCTTTGAAATTCAAAAGGGTGTGGGCGTTGGTTCAAGTTTTGCAACTTTAAATGACAAGCTAATTGAAAAAGTGGTAAATAAGCCTTGGTTAGCTGATGGTAAGAATTTCAGTGACAGAATATGGGGCAACAAGACACAGCTTATAAATCAGTTACACACAAGTTTAAGCCAGATGTGTATTACAGGTGCAGGACCAGATAAGGCAATAAGTCAAATTGCAAGTAAGATGAATGTAAGCAAGGCTAATGCCGGAAGACTTGTAATGACTGAATCGGCTTATTTTAGTTCAACGGCTCAAAAGGAATGCTTTAAGAAGTTGGATGTTGAAAGATATGAGATTGTAGCTACATTGGACGGTCACACATCAGACATCTGCCAGGAAATGGATGGCAAAGTATTCAAGATGAGCGAATATGAAGAGGGTGTAACAGCTCCGCCATTTCACGTTAACTGTAGAAGCTGCACAGCACCTTATTTTGATGATGAATTTACCAAAGGTGAGCAAAGAGCTGCAAGAGATGAAGAGGGTGATACGTATTATGTTCCTGCGGATATGACGTATAAGGAATGGAAGAAAAAATATGTAAAATCAGAGCTTAGAGAAAGGTCACTTAGAACAAAACGTAGTTTCCAAAAAGGTGCAGGAAAGAAATATGAAGACAAGTATAATTATGGAGTTAATTGGAAAGTGGTAAAATCAAAAGAATACAGTGCAAAGTTTAGCAAAATATCAGATGATGAAAAAGTAACTAGTTTAATTGCAAAGAGAAGTAGAGATGCATTAAAAAACAGAGATGGAAAGAAAACGGAAGAACTTTATGCAATAAGTTTAACAACAGGAAAAGACGTTTCTTCAATAACGGATCAGCATATTCCTTTTGGTATCAACAGAACATTTAAATTTGATAAAGATGTTAAAAGGGCAGAAGATAACGATGAAAAAGTATTATTAATACATAATCATCCAAGAGGTTTGCCACCGAGTGTTTCTGATTTAAATGAATTACTAAATCACAAGAATGTTTCGGGAATTACAGTAGGAAGTAATGGAAGTATTTACTACTATTCAAAGCCTAACGATGAAATAAATGAAGAAGATTTTACTGTTGCAGAAAAACATTTTAAGCAGTATACTGATGATGTAGCAAGATATGAAAAAACTATGGGATTGTTAGCTAAAAGATATGAGTTTGTTTTTTTGAAATTATAGGAGGATAAATAATATGGATAAAGAAAGAATATGTGATGATAGACCAATAGAACCCAGTGAGGAAATTAAAAAAATGTCTGAGGAAGAGTTAGAGCAGGAATTTCAAAGAAGATTTGGAGATATTTGTGATGAGTAACACCATCTAGTCAAAAGGCTAGGTGGTATTTTTATACCCAAAAACAAGAAAGGACAAGTATGTACAAGGAAGAATTACAGGAACAGATCACAAGATGCAGGGAAATGCAGAGTAAATGTAGAATAGATGATATTGATACATTTATTAGGCTTAGTAACAGAATAGAGGAGTTGACAGGTAAAATTGATAAAACTGAAAAACAGTTAGTTGTTCCAGTGCAAAATGACGAAAATAAAATAGAAATGTTCTAAAATATAGTAAGTTTCTCTTTTATATGATAAAATATAGCAAAAGATTTATGGGAGGAAGAATATATGAGTGAAACTAAAACTAAGAAAGGACACGGCTGTCTTATTGGGATTATAATATTTATAATTTTTGTTGGTGCGATTACATTTGGAATTATTCAGACGATAAATCATCCGGAACTTTATGAAGAAAAAAGCAAAGTTGAAGAAGCAGTTGGATGTTCAAAAGAAGAGGCAGAATCAATTGAGGATGTTTTGAAAAAATGCGATATTACAGATTATCAGGATGTTAAAGCTGATGAGGGCCTTAATGGAGCGTGGAAGAAGAATGATAAAGGTTTCAGAATAGAAATTCAGGATGGAATGGAAGTGTTAATGTGGCTTAATAAAAACAACAAGGTTATAATTCTTAAGTATGGCGAAAATATGTTATACAAAAAGGGCGAGGCTAAAGCCAAATTAACAGATTATGTATTATCATCAGAAGAAGTGACCAAATGGGAAGTCGAATGTAAAAGTCAGGTTAAAGCAATGTTAAAATCACCAAGTTCAGCAAAATTTGGTGGATGGAAATATGGAAAAAATAAAAAGCAAATAATAGTTCAGGGATATGTTGATGCTGAAAATAGTTTTGGAGCAGAAATAAGAAGCCAATTTCAGTTTAAAATTAATAGAAAAACTGAAGCTATAACATCATTTATATTTGATGGACAAGAATTGATGCAGTAAAGAATTTAATAACGTTAATCAGAGAGCTTAGAAATAGGCTCTCTTTTTATATGCCTTTTTCTGTAGGCACTAAAGAACAGAAATACCTTGCCGAAGGTATATCGGTAGAATCCAATCACCAGTAGAACTGGAATAAAACATCTATGGAGGTAATAAAAATGGAATGGTTAAAGGAATTGCTTGAAAAAGCAAAAATTACAGATGGAAAACTTAATGTTGATGAAGTAATGGAGGCTGCAAAGAAAGAGTTTCCAAAACACGCTGTACCAAAGAACGTATTTAATGATAAATGCGAGGAATTGAAGACAGCTAATGCAACAATCACAACATTAAAGAAGGAAAATGGAGACAATGAAGAACTCCAGAATAAGATTAAAGATTATGAAACAGAAATCGGAAATCTTAAGACTGCTGCGATTAATGCAACAAAGCAGTATGCATTAAAGGAACAGCTTACAAAGTCGGGAGTATTGGATCCTGATTATCTTATCTATAAGGCTGGTGGAATTGATAAGTTTACATTTGACAAGGACAACAATCCTATTGATGTTGACGAATCAATTAAGGCTTACAGGGAAGATAAGACTATGGCACATCTGTTTAAGCAGAAAGCAGGATATGAACCTAGCAAGGGTGGAAGTCCTACAAAGAATCCTTTTGCCAAGGAAACATTTAACTTAACAGAGCAGGGCAAGCTGCTTAAGGAGAATCCGGCACAGGCCAAGGAAATGGCAGCAGCAGCCGGAATTACAATTTAATGAAAAATTTAGGAAAGGTAGGTATTAGAAATGCCAGGAACAACATTACAGGACGTAATTGTACCGGAGTTATTTACTCCATACGTATTAAACAGAACAATGGAATTATCAGCATTATTTAATAGTGGAATTGTTACAAACAATGCTGAATTTGATGCTTTGGCTTCTCAGGCATCACCATTAGTAACTATGCCATTCTTCGAGGATTTAACAGGAGAATCAGAGCAGGTAATTGAAGGAGCAGACCTTGAAGATAACAAAATTACTTCAAACAAGGATGTGGCAGCAGTATTAAGAAGAGCAAAAATGTGGAGCGCAACAGATTTATCAGCAGCACTTTCAGGAGCAGATCCAATGAAAGCAATCGGTGATTTGGTGGCACAGTTCTGGGCAAGAGACATGCAGAAAGAACTTATTGCAATTCTTAATGGTGTGTTTGGAACAATTCCGGAAGTTAAGGAACCACAGAAGGCAGCAGAAACAAGACTTGCATCTAATCTTTTAGATATTTCAGGTAATTCAGGAAATGCAGCTAATTGGAGTGGTTCAGCATTTATTGATGCAGAACAGAAATTAGGAGATGCTAAAGCACAGCTTACAGGTATCTGTATGCATTCAGCTACAGAAGCATACCTTAAGAAACAGAATCTTATCGAAACAGTACAGCCATCAAACGATGTAGCATTTGGTACATATCAGGGTAAGAGAGTAATTATTGATGATGGATGTCCATATGATTCAAAAACTAAGGCTTACACAACATATCTTTTTGGTAATGGAGCAGTTGCATTAGGCAACGGAAATCCTGAAGGATTTGTTCCAACTGAAACTGATAGAGCAAAGAGAAAGGGTTCAGGTGTTGATTACCTTATTAACAGAAGAACAACAATTCTTCATCCTAGAGGAATTGCCTTTACTAACGCAAATGTGGCAAAGACAGAAGGTCCTTCAAGAGTAGAACTTGCAGACCCAGCTAACTGGAATCCTGTTTATGAGCCTAAGCAGATTAGAATTGTTGCATTTAAACATAAATTAGGATAAGGAGGGCATTACCTATGGCAGTAAAAACAGTACAGGTTGTAATTAACGGACAAACCCATACACTGACATATAATGCCACAACTAAGAAGTATGAGGCTACAATAACAGCTCCGGCAACATCATCATACAATCAGAATGGACATTATTATAATGTTAAGGTTAAGGCTACTGATGAAGCTGGAAACAGTGTGACAAAGGATGCAACGGACACAACACTTGGTTCAAGCTTACAGCTTAAGGTTAAGGAAAAGGTTGCACCTGTTATTTCAATAACAGCACCTTCATCTTCTGCTAAGTTGACTAATAACAAGCCTGTTATTAACTGGACTGTTACAGATGCAGATTCAGGTGTTAATCCATCAACAATTAAGCTTATTATTGATAGTCAGACAATTACAACAGGAATTACTAAGACACAGTCAGGAAAGAATTATACATGTAGTTATACACCAACTACAGCTTTGTCAGATGGAATTCACACAATTAAGATATCCGCAAGTGATTATGATGGTAATGTTGCAACTCAGAAGAGTGTAACATTTACTGTTGACACTGTTCCACCTGAATTGTCAGTATCAGCACCGGTTGACAATCTTGTTACAAATCAGTCATCTCTTGTTGTTAAGGGTACTACTAATGATGTTACAAGCTCACCAGTAACTCTTACTATTAAGCTTAATGGTGGAACTGAACAGACTGTTGAAGTTGGAAGTGATGGAAGCTTTACAAAGACACTTACATTAGTGACAGGAGAAAATACCATTGTCATTACGGCAAAGGATGGAGCAGGAAAGACATCTACAGTTACAAAGAAGGTTGTACTTGACCAGACTGCACCGGTTATTCAGTCAGTTACTATTTCGCCAAATCCGGTTAATGCCGGCGCAACATATACAATTTCTGTGGAGGTTACAGACTAAATGGTAGTAAGGCTTATTGGTAAGGTTGAAGGTCAGGATGTTATCTTTACAAGGTTGAAGGGAGACATCTGGACTGCCGAGGTACCGGCACAAAAGAGTGGAAGGTATGTAATGGAACTTACTGCATTTGATGAAGCCGGGAACATAGCATATTGTACTGATGTGTTATTTTCTTATGATGCAACGGCAATGAAATTTACCATTGAGCCATTACCATACCAATGTACATACATTAATGATGATTATGAAATTGGTTTTGTAACGTCAGAATATGACATTGAAAAGGAAAATGGTAATTATTTTTCTGAATTGTCAGAAAGCAGTTTTTGTATAGAACTATTAAGAAGAGGTGATGCGTGTGAACATTAACTTTATTTTAGGTGAGGACAAGTATTTAAAATTTCTTGTTAAGTCTACAAAGAATGAGGAATTTGAAATATCAAGGGCAACATATAAGCTCTATAAGGACAGGGAACTTGAAACAGAAGGAAACTGCACCATAAATGAGCATTGCATTACGGTGAAGTTGAATCCTTTAAGTAAGTCAATGCGATATTGTTTGGAGATTACATATTATATTGCTGATGAAATACTGAAAAAGAGAGTACAAATTGAGGTGGTTTGATGAATAAAAACATCATTATTGATGCAAAGTTAAGTAAGCAGATTGTAAACTGTGGAGAAACATTTTCAATATCCGTCTCAATTATTTCGAATGATTATTTATCATTGTATAAGCACTCTGAGTTAAAGTCATACACGCATTCACAGCTAAAGGAAGGAGATGGAGTTATTGGAAGATAAGGTCATAGAATTATTGAAGAACATTGGCTATGAGTATTCAGAAGATGATTATTCATTATTGATGTTCTGCATTGATAAGGTTGTTTCTGAGTTAAATTCCAGATGCCATGTTAAGAAACTTCCAAAGGGATTGTTTGAATCAGCCTGTGAAAGAGTGTGCGGTGAATTTTTGTATTTGCTTAAAACAACAGGTAAGCTTGAAGAATTTGACTTAGAGCAGGCAGTAAGTTCTGTAAAGGTAGGAGATACTTCTGTTAATTTCAGTGGCACATCTTCTGATGAGGCTTTTAATGTTATGCTGAACAGATTAAGGTGCAGTGGAGAGGAGCTGATTAAATGCTTTCGAAAAATACAGTTTTAAGAACCAGAAAGGCAATAGAAATGGCATATGACTTTAGGGCTGATATTTTTGAAAAGAAAAAGGTTGTTGTTTCTTCTGTGACTAACTTTAAAGAGGTAATGGTGCAGTCAGATGTTTGTTGCAGACTTTCTTACAGCAATATAAGTTCCAATTCAGAGAATGAGGCTGATTCAGATGTTACTCAGGTCATTAAATTGTTTATGGCACCTGAAATCAATGTTAAGCCGGGTTCTAAAATATTGGTAAAGGGCGTTGGTGGTGTGGTAGCCTACAAAAGTAGTGGAAGACCTGCGGTTTATCCTACACATCAGGAGATTTTGCTTGATTTGGTGGAGGATAAGGCGTGAGTGATTCTAAAATTGATTGTAAGCAGTTGGAGCAGTTAAGGGACAGTCTTGAAGCAATGGCAAGAAATTCTGATGATTTTTTTGAAACTGCATCAAGGGAGATTGCTGCAAGACTTCTTGCAAAAGTAATTAAAAGAACTCCGGTAGGTACGTATCCTTCCAATTCAGGAAAAGTAGGTGGAACTCTTAGAAGAGGATGGACGGCTGGAACCAATCAGGCTGCAACGTCTTATGCAGATTCTCTTACTGTTCATCATTCTGGTGATACATATGTAATAGAGATTATCAATCCTGTTGAATATGCATCATATGTTGAGTTTGGCCACAGAACGGCAAACGGGACAGGATGGGTTGAAGGAAAGTATATGCTTACTTTGTCTGAACAGGAGATTAGGCAGAGTGCCCCGGGTATTCTTGAAGCTAAGTTGAAAAAATGGTTATCAGGAGCAGTTAAATGATAAATAAGATGATTGATGGGATTGTAAGACAGATAAGGCAGTCCTACGGTGAAGAAAAATATGAGATATATACAGAAGCAGTGAAACAGAGCCTAAAAGAGCCTTGTTTTTCTGTTTTGTGCTTAAATCCTTCCTTAAGACGTAAACTTGGACCACGATTTCTAAAGACAGTTCCATTTATTATCAGGTATTGGCCTAAGAGTGATAATTGTCATGGTGAAGGAATGGAAGTGCTGGAAGAATTACAGTACTTGTTAAGGGATATTGAGGTTGATGGATTTAAGCTTCATTCAGCAGAAATGACAGGTCAGATGGTTGACGGTGTTTTGCAGTTTCAGGTAACTTATGAAACATTTGTTATGGAGAAACAGGAAGACAAGGATAAGTTTGAAAGTTATGAAATAAGAACAGGTGTAGGAGGTTTAACAGATGGAAGCAAAGAATAAGACATCTGTAAAATACGGAAAAAGCGAATTGATGAAGTCAAAAAGGTTTTTACAGGACAGGGATATTTTAAACGCTCTGTTGAATGATGAAGATGAATATTCCGTTGAAGAAGCAGATGATATTTTGAAAAAATGGAAGAAAGGAAAGGTAAACTAAATGGCATTAGGTGGTGGAACATTTACAGCACAGAATAAGGTTCTTCCGGGAACTTATGTAAATGTTATTAGTAGAAATTCAATTAAGAACAATACGGAAAGTGGCGTGGTTGCCATGCCAATATGTTTGGACTGGGGACCTGATGATAAGATTTTTGAAGTGACTGCTGATGAATTTGAAAAGGTTGCATTGGAAGTTTTCGGAAGAAGTCCATATGATGGAAATCTTATTAATGTTAGGGAAGTGTTTAAACATGCAAGTAAAGGTTTGTTTTTTAAGATTAACAATAATGGAGCAAAGGCAGGTTGTAAGTATGCAGATGCCAAGTGTAAGGGCTCAAGAGGAAATTCAATAAAGATTGTTATCAAGAAAAACATTGATCAGACAGAAAAGTATGACGTGTCAACCTATATGGATACAACATTAGTTGACATTCAGACAGTAGCAAATTCAGGTGAATTAAAAGACAATGCATTTATTGAATGGAAGAAATCATTTGAACTTGAAGAAACTGCCGGAACATTCTTAACAGGAGGTACAGGTGGAATTAATGATAAGCCAACAAATGAGGCTCATATAATGTTTATGCAGTTATTGGAGAATTACGCTTTTAATGTGGTTGTGGTTATGGAAACAGACACAAAATTGCAGGAAGTGTATAAGTCATGGACAATAAGAATGCGTGATGAAATGGGTATTAAGTTTCAGACTGTAATGTATAATTGTGAAGCTGATTATGAGGGAATCATTAATGTTATGAACACAAAGGATGTTATTCCCTGGGTCGCAGGAGCAGAAGCAGCCTGTGGTGTCAACAAGGCTTGCACAAATATGTTATATGATGGGGAACTGGAAGAAATTAACTGCCAGTATACTCAGGCAGAACTTGAAAATGCCATAACTTCAGGAAAGTTTGTTATTCATAAGTGTGGTGATGAACTTAGGGTTTTAAGAGACATTAATTCCCTTACAACAGTAACAGAGGATAAGGGGAGCATTTTTCAGGAGAATCAGACAATTCGTGTGATTGATTACATTGCAGACAATGTGGCATCTGTTTTTAACAGTAAGTATATTGGAAAGATTCCAAACGATGATGCAGGAAGAAATTCTCTTAGAAATGATATTAGAGAGGTGTTTAAGCACCTTGAATCTGTAAGAGCCATTGAGGATTTTTCAGAGGAAGACATTTCTGTTGAAAGAGGAACTGAAAGAAGGTCTGTGGTGATTTTAACAAATGTAACTGTTATTGGCTTAATGGATAAATTATATATGACGACTGTCATTAATTAGAGAAATGGAGAGTGAGATAGATGAGTTTTATGAATCCAAATGATGCACCTTCCAGCAGACTTGCAACCTTGTATTGTATTGTTGGTGGACAAAGATATGGAATGCTTAATGCTAAGAATTTTGAAGCAAAGGCAAATGTTAGTCTTGCTGATGTGCCTATTCTTGGTAAAACAATAAAGGGCAAGAAGCCAAATGGTTTGGAAATCAAGCTTAAAATGACATTGTATAAATGTAGTGAGATGTTTGATGAAGTGATTGAAGAATATAAAAATACCGGAGTTCTTCCAACTTTTACTGTAGAAGTAGCGGCATCAGATCCGGCAACAACCATTGGAACGAGTGAAAAAAATTATTATGAATGCATTATTGATGGAGATGTACTTCTTTCATCATTTGATGCTGATGGAGATTTTATTGAACAGGACATTGAATGTTATGCAATGGATTATGCAAGTAGCGCTAAGAACAAGTATAAAACACCTGATTACATGACAAATGTGGAACAGAAAAAATAAGTAACGTGGATAAGGAGAACTAAAAAGCTTCTTATCCATTATTTTTTAGAAAGAGAAGGTAAGGAATATGGCAACTAATTTAAGTGCTTTTTTAAAGAAAAATAAGAAATATAAGGATGACGTGGCATATAAGGTAACCGCTTCATTATGTGACGAAAATGGAACTCCATTGGATTGGAAGATTAAGGCAGTTTCAACTGAGGAATATGAAAGAATTAGAGAAAAGTGTACAACAGAGGTTCAGGTTACAGGAAAGCCGGGTGTTTACAGACAGAAATTTAATTCTTCATTGTTTATTGCAAAGCTGATGTGTGCATCTGTTGCAGAACCTGATTTATACAATAAGGAATTACAGGATTCTTATGGTGTAATGAATCCGGAAGACTTAATTAAGCAGATGATTGATAATCCGGGAGAATATAATGAGTTTGCTGAATTTATTCAGAAGTTTAATGGATTTGACGAAACATTACAGGATAAAGTTAACGAAGCAAAAAACTAATAGATGAAGGTGATCCTGATTCAATGTATGCATATTACTGTCTACATAAATTTCATTGGACACCTTCATTTTTTATGAGTTTGGATAAAAATGAGAGAGCTTTTGTGATTGCTTCCATTAATGCAAGAGTTGAGCAGGAAGAGGAAGAAAGCAAGAAAGTTGGAAAGGTAAGGTAAAGAGATGGCATCAATAATGACTTCATTTCAGTTAACAGACAGAATGACGGCACCGCTTATGAACATAACTAATGCTGTCTCAACTGTAATTAATGAATGTGAAAGAGCCCAGGGTGTGTCAGGAAATATGTTTAATTCTTCTAAATTAGCTTCTGCCAGAACACATTTAGGATTGGCAGATGCAGAGATTAAGCAGATAGCAAGTGACACGTCAAGAGCTTCAATAAGTCAAGAAGCATACAATGGTAAAGTAAGAGAGGGGACAAATTCAGCAAGAGGATTACTTTCCACAGTTAAAGGTTTGGTAGCTTCTTTTGGTGGAATATTTCTTATAAGACAGGGAGCCAGCTTTATAGGTGAATGTAATGAAAAGGTATCTCAATTACATCAGGCAGAGACAAAACTTACTGAAGTAATGGGTGCAATGCAGGGAGCAGGAACATCACAGGTTAATATGATGAAAAATCTTGCTTCTGAGATAAGTGGTTATGGTGTTGTTGGAAAGACAGCTTTAATAAATGGAGCACAACAGGCATCAACATATTTTCATCAGACAGATGCAGTTAAAACTTTGTTACCTAAGATGGCTGACTTAGCGGTTCAGATGCATGGTGTTAATGTTACTAATGAGGATATGGTTAATATCGGTAATATGACAGGTAAGGTTATGACTGGCCAGGTTGGAGCATTAAGACGTGCAGGCATTTCATTTACGGATTATCAGGAAAAGGTAATGAAAAATGGAACTGAGATGGAAAAGGCTAATATGTTGGCTCAGGTAATAGAGCAGAATGTAGGAAAGATGAATGAAACAATGGCTCAAACCCCTGAGGGAGTAATGGCAAGAAATAAAAGGGATTTTGATGCGGTTAAAACAACTATAGGTCAACAGGTACAGCCGGCGATTGTTAGTATGTTTAATGCAATACATAACAATCTGCCAACCATACAGCTGATAGCGACAGGCTTTGCAAATGCATCTGTATTGGTTATGGGAGCGATAACAGGAATTATTAATACAGGAACGCAAATGATTAATTTCTTTAAATCTAATTGGTCTATTATTGAGCCGGTTATAATGGGAATCGTAACAGCCTTAGCTATATATAATGGTATATTATTTTTGCATAATACATATGAAGCAATAAGCAACGGATTAAAACAGATATCAATACTGTTTGCCGTAGCACATGGAACTGTTACAGCAAAGGAAGCCGCTGCAACAACAGGTGCAACAGCTTCACAGATTGCATTCAATGCGGCATTATTATCATGCCCATTAACATGGATTATTATTGCTATTATTGCGGTAATAGCAGCTATTTATCTGGTTGTGGCAGCAATTAACAAGGTGCAGAATAAAACCCGTTCTGCTACAGGTGTGATTTTTGGTGTAGTGGCATCAGCAGGAGCAGCAATCATAAATGTAGGAATAGGAACGATTAACGCAATAATTCAGGCTGTATGGAGTATTTTTGTTCAGCCTTTTATTGGCATAATTGAATGGATTTTAAATGTTACAAATGGTGGATTTGATTCTTTTGGTGGTGCAGTTGCAAACCTGATAGGTCAGATTATATCATGGTTTTTAAGTCTTGGAAAAGTTGTTACCAAGATTATAGATGCCATATTTGGAACAGATTGGACCAGTGGATTAACTTCTTTACAAGATACAGTTACTTCTTGGGGGAAAAATGAAAATTCAATTACATTAAATAAAGAAGCTCCAAGCATTGATTACAGAATTAATTATGGTGATGCTTATGGAAAAGGATACAATCTTGGAAAGGGTGTTGAAAGTAAGGTTAAGAATACTTTTGGTAATCTTTTTAAGAAAGGTGAAACAAAGGATACAGACTATGGTTATGGAACAGATGCCATTACAAACAACACGGCTGAAACAGCAGCAAACACTGCAAAAACATCGGATTCATTGGATATTACAAATCAGCAGCTTAAGTACATAAAGGATTATGCAGAACAGAGAGCAATTAACAGATTTACAACAGCAAAAATTAGTGTAGATATGTCAAATGTTATTAATGGTTCTTCAAAAGCTGATATGGAAGGAATAGTTACTCATTTAAAGACAAGATTGGAAGAAGAAATGTCAGCAGTAGCGGAAGGGGTGCATTAGAATGTATAGATTGATTATTGATGGGCAGTATGTACCCATTCCACCTGAAAAAATAAGCATAAAGGTTGATGGTGATAACAAGACAATGACACTGATTAATTTGGGAGAAGTTAACATGCTTAGAAATCCCAAACTTACAGAGATTTCATTTGACTTGTTATTGCCTAATCAACATTATCCATTTGCTTTTTATTCAGATGGAAAATACAAGGGTGCCGATGAGTACATTAAGAAGTATAAGGAACTTTTATCTTCCAAGAAGGCATTTAAACTGGAAATATACAGATATGCACCAAATGATAAAAAGATATTCAATACTATTCTTAAAGTGTCGCTGGAAAGACTGACAATAACAGATTCTGTCAGTGACGGTTTTGACAGCAGGGTGTCGTTGGAATTTAAGGAATACAGAAAATATGGTGCTGTAAAGGTTAAGAAAATACCAAATACGTACACCATTAAATCCAATAAGGAAACTCTTACATTGATAGCGAAAAAGTGGTTAAAGGATAGTTCCAAGGGTTCTGCCATTTACAAGAAGAACAAGAAGGTTATTGAAAAGGCTGCAAAGAAGCACAAGAGAAAAAGCAGTTCCAAAGGAAAATATCTGTACAAGGGAACTGTTTTGAAGAAACCATAAGGAGGAAAGGATGGCAGACATAATTGATATTGCATCAAAGGAAGTTGGTTATAAAGCATATGGCGGTAACAAGACCAAGTATAGTGCCTGGTATGGAATGAATGGTGCTGCATGGTGCCATATGTTTGCCTCCTGGTGTGCATATAAGGCAGGTGTATCAACAAGCATTGCTCCCAAGACAGCATCAACAGACACAGGAATGCAATGGTTTAAAAACAAGGGAAGATTCAAGTATAAGGGTTCATACACACCTAAAAGAAATGATTTCATTTATTTTAAATCAGATGGTGCATCTCACGTGGGAATTGTTGAGTATGTATCAGGAAGTACTGTGCATACCATTGAGGGTAACACTTCTGACGCTGTTATGAGAAGATCATATCCGTTAAGTTACCATACAATAACAGGATATGGGGTAATCAGTGATTACATTACTTCATCAGGTAAGACATCAAAGGGAAAGAAAAGCGGAAAGAATACCGGTAAAAGCAGTGGAAAACAGGAAATATCATATTTAAGGGAAATTCTTAAAAAGAATGAATCAAAAAAGAAAAAGTCAACCAGAAAGGTGGAGTATAAAGCTGTTTCAGTAAAGAACAGTGAGAAGCTTGTTGTCAATGTTCTGATTAAACACGGCAAGAAAAGGTACAAACATCAGGTTCAGGAAGGATTAAAAACAATCTTTGAGAGAAAAAATGCACCGGGTAAGGTTACTTTTACAACGTTTGTTGACAGTGATTCAAAGAAGAGAATTTCAAATGGCGATTCTGTGGCAATAGTGGTTAATGGCAAAAATTTCTTTTATGGTTTTGTTTTTTCCATTTCACCAAAAACAGATAAGACTTTGGATGTTACTGTGTATGATCAGCTTAGGTATTTTAAAAATAAGGATACTTATATTTCAAAAAAGAGAACTTCCACGGTTTTAATTAAGAAAATTGCCAAGGATTTTAAACTGAATTGTGGTAAGCTAGCGAATACAAAGTATCCTGTGTCAAGAATTGATGATAATGCAACATTGTTTGACATTGTACAGAACAGCTTGGATGAAACATTAATGGCAAGGGGAAAGATTTATACCTTGTATGATGAATTTGGAAAGTTAAGGTTAAGGGAGCCTTGGAAGGTTAACAGGTTAATAACTTCAACCACGGCAGAATCTTATGATTATAAGGAAACAATAGATGACAATGTTTATAATCAGATCAAATTAGCATATGACAACACCAAGAAAGGTGTTCAGGAGATTTATATGGCAAAAAACAGTAAGTACATTAATAAATGGGGTGTGCTTCAGTATTTTGACAAAATCGACAGTCGCAAGGGTGCAAAGTTAAAGGTTAAGGCATTGTTGAAGATTTATTGTAAAACAGGCAAGACAATTAAGATTAATAATTGTTTTGGTGACATTAACGTAAGAGCCGGCTGTTTGGTTCTTGTTAAGTTGACAATTTATGGTGAAACAATTTCAAATTATATGTTAGTTGATAAGGTTACTCATACATTTAATAATGGGCAACATCTTATGGATTTGGAATTATCTGGAGGTGATTACGATAGCAGCTACTAGTTTGACACAGTTAATTAAGAAAATAGGAGAGGATGCAAGAAAAGCGGCGAAGCCCTGTACCATTGTAATTGGTACGGTTTTAAAGGCAGATTCGTCTAAAATAAAGGTTAATCAAAAGCTCATCTTAACGGATGAGTTTTTGTATTTTACGGAAACTGCATCAAAGAGCAAATTGAAAAAGGGCGACAAGGTTGTGATGATACGTGCAGATGGTGGTCAGAAGTATCTTGTTGTGGATAGGATGGTGTGAGTATGTTACCTGAAGAATTGGAAGAACTGGAAGATTTTAATGTGGAAGAAGATAAAGAGCAGGAGTTTTCCAATGATACATATGTGCTGGATTTTGAAAGCAAAAGGATTTTGAGAAAATCTGATGAAGATGATGAAATCTTAAGGCAGGCAATAATAAAGATTCTGTTAACTGAATTTGATTATTACAGCATTTATGAAAATTATGGATTGGAGAAAGCTGATTTATTGGGAGAAAACATTGCAGAGGTAAAGGAAGTAATTGGAGGCAGAATTGAGGAAGCCATTTTAAGGGATGAACGTTTTAATTCTGTTGAGATAGAGAGTATTTCAAATTACAAAAATGAATTGATGGTTTCTCTGACAGTTACAACTTCTGATGATGAAGAGATTGAAGTGGAAGGAGTGAGCATTGATGTTTGAGGATATGACCTTTGAGAACATTTTAAGTCAGATGCTTGAAAATGTGAAGGGGGATGTTGATAAAAGAGAGGGTTCAATTATTTATGATGCGTTGGCACCTGTGGCAATGGAAAGTGCACAGATGTATGCAGACATGGACATTCTTTTGCAGGAATGTTTTGCAGACAGTGCATCTTATTATTATTTGATTAAGCGTGCAGCAGAGAGGGGAATATTTGTAAAGGAAGGTATTCCGGCTGTTATAAAAGTGAAATGTACTCCTTCTGATGTGAGCATTCCAGAGGCAACAGAGTTTAGCATAGGTGAAATGACATATTCAATTACAGAGAACTTAGGAGATGGATTCTATAGCATGACATGTTCTGAATCAGGAGAAAACGGAAATAACATAAATGATGATGTGATTCCAATTGAATATGTTGAGGACTTAGAAGAAATCGAGGCTGTTGAAGTGATTGTATATGGCACGGAAGATGAGGATGAAGAATCTTTGAGAGAAAGATATTTTGAATCATTTAGAGAAGCGGCCTTTGGAGGAAATAAGGCAGACTATAAGGAAAAGGCTAAGGACATTGAAAAGGTAGGTGCCTGCAAGGTTTATCCTGTTTGGAATGGCGGTGGAACTGTAAAGCTGGCAATTCTTGACTCTCAATATGATGAAGCTTCTTCTGAAATCATAAATGAAGTACAAAATGAGTTTGACCCAACACAGGATGGAACAGGTGTGGGGATTGCACCGATAGGTCACATTGTAACTGTTTCAACACCAAAAGTTAAAAGAATAAATGTGGATGTTCAGATTGAATACATGGCAGATTATACCTGGGATGACATCAAGGAAACTTTTACAGAAAATTTGGCAGAGTATTTAAAAAATGTCATAAAAAATGAATGGGAAGCAAAGGACACAATGACGGTAAGAAGCGGACAGATAGAATCAATGCTTCTTGACATGGAAGGTGTTGACAATGTTTTAAGTGTAAAAATTGATGGAAAGACAGGTAATTGCATTATTGATTGTGATTATATTCCAAAGGTTGGTGAGATAAGTGGATAGAAAGTTGATTGAGTATCTGCCTGAATGGTTAAGAGAGTTTAGAGAGATAAAGGAATTAACAGACATTGAGCAATCACAGACTGAAGATTTGTGGGAAGCACTTGAAAAAATGTGGAACAATAATTTCATTGAAAGTTTGGATGAACAGGGCTGTGAACATTGGGAGAGAATGCTTGGAATATCCAATAAGGACACGTATACATTGGAAGAAAGACGATTGAAGATATTGGGAATTGTTACAGAGCAACGACCTTTTACTGTAAGGTCCTTGGAAAAGACTTTGGCGGTAATATGTGGTAATGATGAAAGTAAAGGTCCTAATTACTCAGTAAAGTTGGATGCCAATAATTATGTGTTAACAGTCAGGGTTGCCTTAACATCAAAGAATGTGCTTTCTGATGTGGCTAAATTGTTGGACAGGGTTGTTCCAAGCAATCTGTTAATTGATTTGTCTTTGCTTTATAACAAGAATAATCAGTTATCAAAATTTACACACGAGGAATTAAAGAAGTATACACACATTCAATTAAGAGAAGAAGTGTTTGAAGAAGGAAGGAGCACAAGATGATTAATAAAACAAAGTATTTGCAGTTAAAGAAACCGGATGGAGATGAGTTTTATGATATTGATGTTTTTAATGAAAATGCAGACAGCATAGATGGTGAATTGAAAAAGAATAATGAGGAGCTTGCCAAGAAGCTTTCAAAGGATGGAAATAGTGACAGTAATATTGTTGCTTTTCAGCCAGCATCAAAAAGAGAAAATATTTTGTCAGGAGAAACACATAAGGTTATTTTTGGAAAAATAAAGAAATTCTTTACAGACTTAAAGACGGTGGCTTTTACAGGTTCATACAATGACTTAACAGATTTACCTAGTTATGTGAAATCACAAACCATAACATCAGCAGTAGATTGGAATACATTAACAGAAAATGGAGTGTATCACATAAAGACAACAGAAGGAACAAACAGACCTGTTACTAACTGGGGAATGCTTTATGTTGAAGGGGAAACATCAACTAAGTTTCAGATATTTATTCCCGATGTAAAGAACAATGTGATTTATAAGCGTTATGAAAATGCCGGCTGGAAGGATTGGCAGGAGCTAACCCTTATTGAAACATCCGGAGAAGTATATGATACAGGCTGGAAATCGGTTGAATGTGGGAATGGTATATCTGCATGGTCCACTACTGATGCACCTAAAATCAGAAGAGTTGGCAAAACTGTGGAATTGGTGGGAATCATAACAAATTCAACTGTTTTTTCTGCACACGATAATATTTTTAAGAATATTCCTACAGATATGAGACCTTCACGTAACGTATGGTCAATTCAGGAAGGACATTTGGGAACAACTAACAGATGGATGATGACAATCAATCCGGGAGGTACAGTAAGTTTCGATTATTATGGAGCAAGTGTTCCTATAGCAATTGACACTGGAGCATGCATACCGGTTCATGCAGTATGGATGGTGGATTAAAGGAGAAAAAGATGAACATAAACATAGAGATAAAAGGACAACAGGCGCATATTGTTAACCAGCAGTCTTTAATATCAGGAACTTCCAATTTGGAAGAAATTAAGTTTGATTTTTCTTCTGAATGGGACGGATATACAAAAACAGCCGTAATATATGTAGATGATTATAGTATAAGTGATTCGGTAAAAGTGCTTGTTGAAAAGGATGTTGTATCAGCAGAAAAATTACCTGATTGGCTTTTTAGGGAAGAATGTGAGCTTTACATTGGAGTTTTTGGTGACAATTCAGAAGGTAGAAGAATTACTTCAACAATTGTATGTCAGAAAGTAAAGAAAGGCGTTCCGGTAGATGTTGTAAATGAGATTACACCGGATATTTACAATCAGATAATCAAAATAATGTGTGATACAAAGGCATTAGTAAAAGAGGCTGATGAAAAGATAGAAGTTAATAAAGGCTATCTTGAACAGGCAGAGCAGAAGGCAAATGATGCAGCAGATTATGCAGATAGAGCTGGGAATTATTTAGAAGAGGTGGTAGGTCAAAAGACAGATGTTGAGAAGCTAATAGCGAATATTGATGTCAAAGTTGAGGAAAGCACAACAAACATAGCTAACATAACAGAGGCAAAAATGAACGACATTAGCTCTTTAACAGAAGCAAAAAGCAATGACATAGCAACACTTACAACTGCAAAGATGGAAGACATAGCTAATGTTACGAATGCAAAGCTTGGAGATATTAACAACACAGCACGGGCACAGATTGAAGCTATAAACAGTTCTGCGGTTGCCGCAGGAGAATCGCAGACAAAAGGAATTAATACAGTAGCATCAAGTCAGATTAATAAGATTACAGATGTAACAAATCAACAGTTGGAGAATATAAATACCGCAGCTACAAATCAGATAGGAACGATTGAGGGTAAAACATATACACAGATTAAGAATATTAATGACACAGCTACAAGTCAGATTAGTGCCATTAATAACACAGCTTTAAGTCAGATTGATGCCATTAATAACACAACTACAAATCAAATTAAAAATATGACTGTAAAATATTCTGATATGTGTAGAACTCTCGGAATAGAACACGAAGGAATAATGCTTGCAAAAACAAGTTACAATGAAAGTAGCATACCTCACGACATATACTCTATAGACGTTAGTAAATTTAAATACATTGAATTTGGTAAACTTGTAAGGGACAATATTTATGAAGATACTCTTCCAGCATTTCATATAAGTATCCTTTTAACAAATCTAAAAGATGACCCAGCACCAGAAGAAGTAACCACTGGAAAGCGTTATGATGTATCATTACTTAATGATTTACAGTTTTATGTATCTTATATGGGTAGTGGCGGATATGAAGTTACAGTAAACTATAAACTTTATAACAAATTAGAAGAAACAACGGAAGAATAAGGAAGGAAAAAAATATGATTGTTAGAGCAGGACCGCAAGGTCTTTTTTTATACCCAAAAACAGAGAAAGTCGAGGAAAAAACATATGACACTTTATCAGATTTTATCCTTGTGTGGGATTCCTTCATTAATTGGTGCAATTTTTGTTAGTGCAGTTAATTATGTCAAATTAAAAAATTCATCATATAAATTAATTAAGGACGGAGTTATTGCAATATTGCATAACAAGATATACACGCTGGGAAAACAGTACATAGCTCAGGAGCATATATCAGTTGAGGCTTTGGATGATTTTGAACATTTATACAAGGCATATCATGCACTGGGCGGGAATGGAACAGGAACAGAGATTTATAAGAGAGTAAAGGAACTGCCAATGAAACAGGGAAAGGAGTAAACAAATGAGTGACAAGACAAAGAAATGGATTAAGGCAGCAGGTGTCAGAGCTGTAAAAACAATGGCACAGACATTTATTGCAACAATCGGTTCTGCAGCAGTATTAGCAGCAGTTGACTGGAAGGTGGTAGTGTCAGCAACAGTACTTGCAGGAATATTAAGTGTGGCAACATCAGTGGCAGGATTGCCGGAAGTGGAGGAATAGACAAATGAAAGTATTTATAAGTCAGCCAATGAGAGACAAAACAGATGAACAGATTAAAGAAGAAAGAGCAAAAGCAGTTAATAGAATTAAAGAAACATACAATGAGGATGTAGAAATCATTGATAGTTTTTTCGAAAATGCTCCGCATGATGCCAAACCGCTATGGTTTTTAGGTAAGAGTTTAGAACTATTGTCAAATGCAGATATTGCATATTTTTGTAAGGATTGGGATAAATACAGAGGATGCAGGATTGAGAATACTTGTGCTAAAGAATATGGCATAAAAGTAATGGAAAGTGAGGAAGAATAATGAATAAGAAACACGATATTAGAATTGACAGAACCAAGTTACATCCTTGGCTTAATTACAAGTTAACTTTACTTTTAAAGCAGTGTGCAAAGAAAGGGATATATCTTATTATTACACAGGGATTTAGAAGCAAGGCAGAGCAGGACGCTTTGTATGCTCAGGGCAGAACAAAGAAAGGAAGCATTGTAACCAATGCAAAAGGAAGCGACTATTCCAGTCAGCATCAGTGGGGCATTGCTTTTGACATTGCTTTGAAGTATGATGTAGATGGAGATGGACAGGTTACAGATGATACCTACAATAATAAAGGTATTAAGGATGTTGCTAAAATAGCCAAGTCAAAGAAGGTCGGTCTTGCCTGGGGTGGTGACTGGGTTAGCCCTGTAGATACTCCACATTTCTATCTTGGAAAGTGGGGCGATACTCCGGCTAAGTTGAAAAGAACTTACGGAACCTTTGAAAAGTTCAAAAAGACTTGGACTAAGGAAGTTTTTGGAACAAAAAAAGGACTAAACATCTGGAACAAAACAAGAACAAAAGTCCTGAAGAAAAAGCTTCCAAACAAAACAAAAGTCAATGTAATGTATATCAGTAAAGGATATGCAAAAGTTGAGTATAATGGTGTAGTTGGATATATGAAAGCTAAGTATCTATTATAATAAAGAAGAAAGCAATGAAAAATGACGTGCGATTGTTTAATGATATATCAACAATACTCTGATAATACACAATACGCTTGAAATTACCTATTATAAAAGGAATACAGTTTTCTAAACGATAATTTTTCAAGAACGAAGATATCAAGAAAAGCCCATATTTCAAGGGTTACAGAGGTTGTGGAACTTGGTGGAAAGTGTTATATATCAGTGGATATGCAACACATATGCAACAAGTATGCAACAATAAAAGTAAAAATTATTAGGACATTTTTTAGTAGTAATACTGGAAAATGTCCTTTTGTTTTAAATTTTATTAATTGCATCTATAAGCTCCTTTATATCAAAATGTGTATAAACCTTTTCTGTTAAAGTCATAGCACCTGAATGCCCTACAATCTTTTTTATTATTGTTTGATTAACATTAGTTTCAGCTAACATTGAAATACATGTATGCCTACAGCAATGTGGAGTACGGTTTATGTTAAGCTGTTCTACTAATGGTTTGAAATAACTATCGTAATAATTTCGGTATTGGAAATGCTTACCATCCTCTGTATGTAACAGGTATGCACATGTTGGATGTGAATTGTACCAATTCTTATAGAAGGGAAGAACCTTATCAGCAATAGGAACTTTTCGAATACCATTTTCTGTTTTACTACTAATTACATCAAAATATTGTTCGTCCAGATGCACATTTTCTTTCTTTAAATCAAGAAATTCTGAAATTCTAACTCCGTTATATAAAAGCATAAGGATTATTTGATAATACTTATCATCTTTCATAGTCCAAATAGTAGTGATTTCATCTTTACTAAATTTATTTCTGTCATATTTATTAGGATTTCGTTCTTTATATTGAATGATATCTACAAATGATGAGTAGTCTTTGTTACAAATATCATTTTTTAGTGCGTAATCATAAAGCTGATTAAAAAGAACTTTTATTTTGCGTAAAGTAGGATAATTTTTACCACAAGTATCAATTACTGTTTGTAAATCTACAAGTTTTAAATCCTTAAATACTTTTTTGTGCAAATAGGAACAAGAATTGTAACTTGCAGTATAGCCTTTAACATTAGAGTTTGAAATGGTTGCATATTTTCTTTTTGACCATTCCTCATACACTTCAGCAAATGTCATTTTAGCTACACGAGAATCAAATGGATTGTTATTATAGTCAGCTAACATTTGTAAGCCTTCTGCTCTTGTAACAGCATAGCCGACAATAATAAAATCTTGTACCTGCTTATCCTTTTCTTTATCGTAATGCCAACCTACTGTTTTACGAACAATATAAGGCTTACGTCTTTTCCCGGAAAGTTTTACAACGCTTCCGTATCCGTTGGGTAATTTCATAAACACCATTCCTTTCATTTAGTATTCAGTAGGCTAAATGAGGAAACCATAATTAATCTTTGTGAATTACCTTTGTAACACTTGGTCGAATTGTTTTCCATAATTCATAATTAGCTTTAGTTTGACTGCCATTATCTAATAATTCCTTCATAGTTTGCCAATCTTTTAAAAATTGAATTAAATTTGGATTATCAAAAAATAATCCGATACCATCTGCGCTATCTTTTATTTCCATTGAAAACTTGTCATCAATAGCAAACAGTAGTGGAAGAACATCGCCATCTGCTTCAATATTAAATTCTAATAAGGAATTTACATTAACGTTTAGAGCATCAGCTATTTTTTTTAGTTGTTCTTCTTTAGGAAGGTTTTTTCCTAATTCATATTTTCGAATAGCAACCTCATGAATACCGGATAATTCTCCAAGTTGTTTTTGAGTTAATCCACGCATCGTTCTGATTAATTTTATCTTTTTTCCAGTTTCCATATAAAATATACCTCCTGTAGATATAAAAATAACATACAATTATAGTTAAGTCAACATACTTAAAAATAATGTTGACAGAGCAACAAAAGGTCTGTATAATGAGTAAAAAACAGAGCAAATAATGCTCTATAGAAAGGCGGTGATACTAATGGAAAATAATAAGTATACAATTCAATTACCTAATTTTACAGGTAGAAATGTTCCTATCAAGGAAATTGCAAAAGCAATTGGAAAAGATGCTCAATATGTTCGAGTAGGATTACAGGAAGGAATTTTAAAATTTGGATATGCAATTAAAATTGGAGATTCAAACGAATACAGTTACTATTGCCCGGACAAGAGAGTGTGGGAAGAAACCGGATACTTTAGAGAAGTTCCGGATATTGTGTAGTAGGAGAAAAGATGGTAATAAGTTTTAAAGAATGAGAAGTTCCTGACAGTGTGTTAGGGACTTTTTCTTTATGAAAAAAGTATAGCTAATTAGATTAAAGAAAAATAAATATACAATATTTCTTAAAAATATTTTTGAGAAATATTGTACACGAGCAAATGCAACTTGCTTGTTATAAAGTGGTTAAGCGGCGTTACGCTTGCCCCGTTTGTGTTTGGGTTCCCAAACCAATAAGGAGACATTACTTTAGGAAATTTGAAACATATACTATGCCCCAAAGGTGTTAGAGATATTCATTATAAAAAGAAAGAGAGGTAAAGTGCTTATGGAAATTACAAAAACTATTAGCGGAGCAATGGAGAGTATTCCAAATCTGACTCACAACAGCAGAGAACATATTCCACCAAATTCTGTGGAAGAAAGACGTTATAGAAATGTATATTTTGATGATGATGGAATTGGTTTAAAAGAAGTATATGACAAATTGTTTGAAAAATCCTATCAGGAATGGAGAGAAAAGCAAATAGCAAAAAGTAGAGGTGACAGATGTCCGGGGAATTATTATGAAAAAATTAAACAAGACAAACAAAAGAATTTGATATATGAAATTATTTGGCAAATCGGTGATATGGATGATACAGGATTTGAAAAATGTTATGAAGAAGCTGAAAAGGCAGAAAAATTATTATTCGACTTTGCAGAGTATATAAAACAATTACCATATGTATGCGTAGTTACAAAAAAAGAACTAAGTGATCCAAATTGGCAACCACCATTTGAAGCAGGAATAATAATTTATAATATGTCATATCATGGGGATGAAAATACTCCACATATTCATATGCCATATATACCATATGTAAGAAATATGAAAAGAGGAGTGGCTACACAAAATTCTTTTACAAAGGCATTTGAAAAAATAGGATATACAACAATTCAGGAACAAGCTGTGGATAAAGAGGGAAATCTTGTTTGGCAACTTGATAAAATGGGACACCGGGTCCCACAAATGAAACGAAAAAGTTTTGGCGGTGTTGATTGGGTGGAGGAACAAAAAGAAGTCCTGGCAAAAATGATGAAAGAAAGATATGGTTGGGAAAGAGAATACAAAGGCTCAAGTCCAAGAGGAAACTTATTGTTATTTGACTATAGAAGAGAGAAAGCAGCAGAGCGTGCAAAAGAGGCAGAGCAAAAACAAAAAGAACTAGAAACTCAAGTCGAAAAACTACAGAGCAGATATGATGAGATAGGAAAAGATATATATGATTCAGAAAAGCATTTGGAAGATTTGAATGATAAAGAAAAAACTACACAAGAAAAGATTGCAAGAGCAGAACAAAAAGCAGATGAGGTAGAAAAGAAAGCTATGATAGCAGAGGTCTTAAATTTAAAACTTCAAAGATATGGAATGGAAGAAAAAGAATATCTTATGAGAAGAAATAATAGACTTGTCATATGAAAACGAATCCTTAAAACAGGAGAATAAGGAATTGAAGGAAAAGTTAAAACAGGCATACGACTATATGAAGCAATTTGTTATTAAAGGAAAAAATATGCTTGAGGATTTTTTGGAGAAAACAGAAAAGGTTATTGAGAGAGTGATGGGGAGAGGAAGGTAAAAAAGACGTAAAAATTAGGAAATAATTTTTACGTCGTAATTATGTATCAATGAGATTTTATAAGTTCAAAAAATCTAGTGGAATTTCATTAAAGAAGTAGTGACATCCCATACGTTTTATATATTCTAAAGTATCTCTATATTGATGCTGCAAGAACCAGTCGTTGAATACATAGATGTATTCAATGTTATAGTTAAGTGGTGCAAAAAGCTTTTTGTATTCTAGTTTTTTGAAATGGCATCCGGGTAATTTTTCGTCTACAGAACCTGAACAGTTTTGAAACTTTTTTTCAATTATGTAAGCTGTTTTGTTTTTGAAATTAATAAATGCTTCATCGGGTTGCCATTGCTTAGAATTGTATCTTGCGTAATCTATACCTTGTTTTTCTAGAAATTTAGTATAAAGCTGTTTTTTGGGAACTGATACACCAATTAGCTCTTTATTGTAATATACTTCGTTGCTCTTTATGATATATCCAGCATCTCCTAAGGCTTTATTTAGAGACGTAACCTGTTCAAAGTGTAAACCGTTTTTATTTGTTTTTGAACCACCACCATAAATATTAGGAGTTTTTGACATTATTATTTTCCTCCTTAAAAAAATCTGTTATTTCGACATCAAGTGCGTTGGCAATTTGGTTAAGCATAGATATGGACATACTTTTGTCGCAACTGTCTGCTTCGATTTTTGACAAATAGCTAATGCTTATTTCAGCTTTTTCAGCAAGTTGTACTTGTGTTAGTTTTGAAAATTTCCTATAAAGTTTTATATTTTTTCCAATGACCCTGTATAATTCCTTATCGTTATTAAAATTCATACCAAACACCTCTTTCACTATATGTGAATATTATCTCATGTTATAATAAATATATAAATTCACTTATAGTGAAAGAAATGCTGGACTATATATTCAATGTGAGATATCATAATGTTAATATTTATTATGTAAGGGGGTATGTCATATTAATTTACAACCAAATAATTTTGAACTAGAGCAAACAACAATATGGTCTTTTAAAGATAGGGGAGAGTGGGCTACACATTCAGGAAAATATAGAGGAAATTGGTCTCCATATATTCCAAGAAATTTGATATTACGTTACTCTAAAGAAGGTGATTGGGTATTGGATCAATTTATGGGGAGTGGAACAACATTAGTAGAAGCTAAATTGTTAAATAGAAATGTAATAGGTGTCGATATAAATCCACGAGCTATATCAATTTCAGAAAGAAATCTTCAATTTAAATGTGAAACGCAATCTAAGGTATTTACACGAAAAGGAAACGCAGCAAATTTGTCATTTATAAAAGATGAAAATATAGATTTTATTTGTACGCATCCGCCATATGCAGACATCATTAAATATAGCAAAGGCATAGAAGGGGATGTGTCGTTGCTATCTAAGGATGAGTTCATAAGTGAGATGAGAAAAGTTGCAGAGGAATGCTATAGAGTTTTGAAAAAAGGGAAAATGTGTGCCATAATGATTGGCGATATTAGAAAGCATGGAAAAGTTGTTCCTCTAGGATTTGAAGTGATGCAATGCTTTTTAAACGCTGGATTTACAAATAAAGAGATTATTATAAAAGAACAACATAATTGTCGCTCAACAGAATTTTGGGAGAAACAAAACAATAAATTTTTGTTACTTGCGCATGAATATATTTTTGTGTTTCAAAAATAAAAGGAAAAAAATATGGTGCTGTTTATATTGTTATTTTGTTTATATACAAGTATAATATTAGACATAGTATATAGATAGAGAAGAGGAAAAA